TACTCTTACAGTTGGCGGGGCGCTGATTTCTGGCACTCTGATTTCCAGCCAGACTTATTTCCAGCGAGTTTATGACAGTATCATTGAAGTTTCGAAGCCGGGTGAAAACCCTGGTGTCGATGCAGTCGCTGAAGTTCTGAAGTCGAGAACACCTCGTACCGGATGGCCGATTGCTGCTCAGTACATCCATATGCGTGATGCCAGGATCTATAACGGCAGAAGCGAGCCCCTGCCTACCAACGGGACTAACTGGAGAGGTAAAATTGCTTCGGTTGACGGCTTCTCGCTAGGGAGCATGGGTAACAAATAGCTCCTATTTCAAGTTAGTGATATGCCCCGCCATCGAGCGGGGCTTTTAACTTCTATCGCCCCAGCTTTTCCATAGCCGCATCGGCTAGGAAAGACGACCGGCTCCTCACGTTGTGGTCACGCACGTACTGGTCGATCTTCTGGATCACAAAGCCCGGCAGGGTGACATTGACCTTCTCGGTTTTGCCCAGGTACGGAGTGATATCGATCTCCAGCATGCCCCAACCCATATCGGCGAAATCGGGATTTTCTCGGTGCGCAGCGGCGCTGGACGGCATTGGTATGCCCTGGCCGTTGCTTGCGATCTCTTCCAGCATGATGTGGGCGACCTCGACAGCTGAGGTGTAAGCCTCCTCGAAGGTGTCGCCAGCTGTTACAGCGCCTGGAATGTCAGGGATCTGGATGCCGGTGGCGGTGTTCTCGTCGCCCCATTCGATGCAGATTGGGTATTGCATGGTCGTCTCCTACAGAGGTGCAAAGGGTAAAGCCGGGTTATTTCAACCCGGCTCGTTCCTTGATGCTCTTCACCGTGCCGATCGGTAAGTCTTTCTTAGGGTGGGGCACTGGTATCGAGTTTGGGTTGTTGGGGTGTTTGAAGATGTGGTGGCTTCCGGTGACACGTTTTAGAACCCATCCAGCCGCTTCAAGCTCCTTGATCAACTGCCTGCTTTGCACCTCCGTCTCCTTGTGTGGTTGATGTGTCAATCATACCCCTGGGCGCATAAAGGTACAAATGTATATTGTGCGCCTAGGGTTATCTTTATTTGGCTCGCTGATGATGAGCCTTTTCCGTTCTGGAGTTTAAATGGACCCGACCGACCTCGGCCCAGGCACAGCCACCTGGCTGGGCGGTACGGGCACTGTATTGCTGGGCGGCTTTTTGTGGCTGCGCAAGTTCCTCTCGAAGGATGCCGCCGACCGAGCCATGGACAACGCCGATATCGGTACGGTCCGGCGCTTGAACGAATTGCTCGACTCCGAGCGTGAAGCCCGCAAGCTGGCAGAAGCTCGCGCTGATCAGTTCGCCAAGGAGCGAAACGATCTGGCGATCTCGGTCGGCCGGCTTGAAGGCAACATCCTCGCGCTGACCCGGCAGGTCGAGCAGCTGACCGACAAGGTCACCACGCAGAGTGAGGAGATTTCCCGTCTCCGCGCCCAGCTGGGAGGTGCCAAGTGATGGACAAATGCGCATTGGAATTCATAGCTCGACGCTGGTGGCGACGGGCTGAGGTATGGATCATCGCCATACTGCTTATCGCGGGTGGCGCGGTACTGGGTTGGCAGTCGGCTTACTGGGCCATGGCGAGCACCCAGGCACGCCAGGTCGACGAGATTCGCCAAGCCTACGACGCCGCCATGACTGAGCGTGATAAGCGCCTGGATGAGTTGACCAGCAAGGCCGAGAGTGCCGCGACCAAGGCATCGAAGGCAGCAACCACCGCGACCCAGGCAGCCGACAAGGCTGATGAGGCGCTGAATCGCGCCCAGTTGGAGACCACGCAATGATTACCCTGACCGACATCAACCGTCGTCAGCATTACCTGGCACCGAGCGCCATTGCCCGTGTGCAGGAGGCCGGCACCAGTTCGCAGTGGCACGGTATCTGCGCCATCGTCCACACTTTCGACGGCCAGGTGCTTGAGGTGCGTGAGCGTGCCGCCGACATCGCAGGCCAAGTCGGTATGCGGCGAGAGGGCTGAACCATGGCGCGTATCACCGCAACAATCGTCTGCCGGCAGAGTTGGTGGCTCAAGTATTACCTGGCTGGCGTTCTGTTCGTCTCCCACTTAACCGGTCGCGATCCTCATCTCGGTCGCGTCATGCGCTGGATAGAGCGCGGCATTGAGGTCGAGGTGCGCTGATGGCCAGGCTCAAGACGCTTGGCTTGCGCATAAAGGATAGCGCCGGCTCACGGATCAAGGTGGTGACTCCAGGCAGCTGGCGTAGCGGCATGACCAGCTCCCAGCGTGGCTACGACTACAGGTGGCAGAAGGCGCGTGAGCAGTACCTCAATGCCAATCCGCTCTGCGTCTTCTGCGAGCGTAACGGCCGCACAACTGCAGCAAGGGTGGTCGACCACATCGTTGCTCACCGGGGAGACATGGTTCTTTTCTGGGATCAAACCAACTGGCAGAGCCTCTGCAAGCCTTGCCACGACTCCGTTAAGCAGGCCGAGGAGGCCGCTGGCCTGGGTGGCTGAGGCGTCTGCGGATCATCGAAACCCGGCGGCGCAGCACCGCGGCACCCAGTGACCTGCTACGAAAGGGGTAGGGGGGTCAAAAGCTAGGGATTCTCATCGAGCTAGACCGCCTCCGACCCCACGTATACATTTTTCTCCCCCCTGAAGGTTTTTGTTAATGGTGTTAACAGACAAACAGCGACAGTTTGTTGACGCTAAGGCCCGAGGTGCGTCCAACAAGGAAGCGGCTGAGGCCGCGGGCAGCAAGCCTTCGACCGCTGCTGCGGCCGGTTCCCGTTGGGCAAATGACCCGAAGATCGCATCGGCAATTTTGGCTCGCAGAGCAGAGCTCAGTGTTAACCCTGAGCCGAAAAAGCGGCGCGGCAAAGCGAAGGCTGATGATGGCATTGAAGCACCCGTCGAGATCAACGAGGCCGACGGGGAGTTCCTCAGTTGCCTGCCTTCTACTGATGATCCGCTGGTGTGGCTGCTCGCGCTGATGAACGAGCCCCGGGCGAAGGTCTTTGATCGTCGCAATGCCGCGCAAACCGCCGTGCCGTACATTCACGGCAAGAAAGCAGAAGCTGGCAAGAAAGAGCAGAAGGCGGAAGCCGCCAAAGAGGCGGGCAAGGGCAAGTATTCCCAGAGCAAGCCGCCCCTCACTGTCGTCAAGGGGTGACACATGCTTTGGACTACGGCCTGCCCAGACTGGTGGCGGCGCCTGGCCGCGGGCGAATCAATCATTCCAGAGCCGCTATTTCCTCAGGAGGCTGAGGAGAGCCTCGAAGTCTTCAAGGGCCTTCGCATTGTCGATGCGCCGGGTAGCCCAACTATCGAAAGCGCGTGCGCCCCCTGGGTGCTGGCTTTCGCTGGGGCTGTATTCGGAAGCTACAACAGCGAGACCGGTGAGCGCCTGATTCGGGAGTTCATGCTATGCATCCCCAAAAAGAACAGTAAGTCGACCATTGCCGCCGCCATCATGCTGACGGCCCTGGTGCGCAACTGGCGGATGTCAGCTGAGTTCATCATCCTCGCGCCGACCAAGGAAATTGCCGACAACGCTTTTGTGCCGGCCAAGGACATGGTCAACAACGATGAGGAACTGAAAGACCTGCTGCACGTGCAGCCTCACCTCCGCTTGATCACGCACCGCGAGACTGGAGCCACGCTGAAGGTCGTTGCCGCTGACAGCGATGTGGTGGGCGGCAAAAAGGCTGTCGGCGTACTGATCGACGAGGCCTGGCTGTTCGGCAAGAACCCCAAGGCTGCGGACATGATCCGCGAGGCCACCGGTGGTTTGCTTTCCAGGCCCGAAGGTTTCGTCATCTGGCTGACCACGCAATCGAACGAGCCGCCTGCTGGCGTATTCCGGTCAAAACTGAACTACGCCCGCGGCGTGCGTGATGGCCGTATCAACGACAACCGCTTCCTGCCCATCATTTACGAATTCTCGAAGGAGATGATCGACAGCGGCGCGGCCCGTAAGCCGGAGAACTTCCACCTGGTGAACCCCAACATGGGGTTCTCGGTCGATCGGCCGACGCTTGAGCGTTTGTTTATGCAAGCGGAGATCGACGGCGAGGCGGAACTGCGCGGCTTCCTTGCCAAGCATCTAAATATCGAGATCGGCTTGGCGCTCATGTCGGACGCCTGGGTTGGTGCTGAATTCTGGGAGCCACAGGCGGCCACTTGGCTCAGCCTGGAGCAAATCCTCGAGCGATGCGAAGTCATCGATGTCGGTGGTGACGGCGGTGGGTTGGATGACCTGCTCGGTCTTGCTGTTATCGGCCGGGAGGCAGGAACCCGTCGCTGGTTCCACTGGGCTCATGCCTGGGCACATCCTTCAGTCCTTGAGCGGCGTAAGTCCGAAGCCCCACGGCTCAAGGATCTTGAAGCAGCCGGCGATCTGACCCTGGTCAAGCGGATCGGCGATGACGTCGAGCAATTCGCTGCCATCGTCAAGCGCATCAATGAGACCGGCCTGCTGGACAAGGTCGGGCTCGACCCTGCTGGCATTGGTTCTGTTCTCGATGCCCTGGCTGATGCCGATGTCGAGGAAGACAAGATCGTTGGCATTTCCCAAGGCTGGAAACTCACAGGTGCGATCAAGACGACAGAGCGCAAGCTTGCCGAGGGCACGCTCTTGCACTGCGGTCAGCCGCTCATGGCCTGGTCCTGCGGCAATGCCAAAGGGGTGCCCTCTGCGAATGCCTTCTTAATCACAAAGCAGGCCTCCGGCACGGCAAAGATCGACCCGCTGATGGCTACTTTCAACGCCGTTTCTCTGATCAGCCTCAATCCTGAAGGCCGCGGAGGAATGGATAACTTCATGGCTGGCATTCGGGACCCACTGATCGCATGAACGCACTTTACATTTTCATTGCCTGCGCTCTGGTCGCTTTCTGCCTGGCATGTGCTGGGGTATGGGTTCTGGCCGGTACCGGCTGGGCCTTGCTGGCGGGCTCGG